AGAGTCACCTTTCTGGGTTTTCACCTCAGAGGGTAAAGCCGGTGAACGTCAGCCGTCGGCAGCGGCATTCCATGAGCACGTTGTTGTCGGTGACGGCGGCGCGCATGCCGTGGAGGCGGTTCTCGCGGAAACACTCGTTGCAGTAGAGGGCTTCGCTCAACCCGTGGCTCAGGAGGAACTTTTTGTAGAGGCGTAAGAGCTGAACCTCGGCGCTGGTCAGGACCTGTTCAGGCCGGTCCAGCAGCGTCCCATCGGGGCTAACCAGGCCAGCGTCCATCTCGCCATTGGTGCTCATTCAGATCCACCTCGACGTGAAGGCTGATTTGTCGGAGTCCGGGCTGGTGCGGTGCTGGACTTTCTGGGTCAGGCCGCGGGCGTCCAGTTCGCGCCGAAGCTGCGTTTTGGTTTCCACCCAGATCGGCCGATGGTCGAGGTTCTCAATCCACTGCGCGCCGCCCGGGAGCGCATCGCTGATCACGCTGGCGCTACTGGTCCAGAGCCGGGTCGTCCAGCCCAGGCCGCAGCGCGGGCAGTAGGGGTCGTGGCCGGGGCGGACGAGAATCTCGTCCTGCCAGCCGCAGGTCTGGCAGAGTTGGCGGTGTCTTACCATAGTGCTCCGTGGGCTGCGTGGCCTGCCTGACGCCGTTCCGCTTCGACAGGCCCAAACCCGGTGAAACGGCAAAAACCCGGGACCGCAGCGTCGGTAGTCATGCGGTGCCGCCTTTACTGTGGCTGCGGTCGGTGCCGCCCTTGCTGACGACCTCGGCTTTGGGCGCGCTCCCCGGCGTGACGGGATTGCGGAGCGGTTGGTTGCCATTCCCGGCGACTTGGTTGTCCTCAGACTCGGGATTGAGGTCCTGACCAATCTGGTAGGTGATTTTGTAGCCGGCCTGCTGGATGATCTGCATCACCATCGGGGCTTGGGGGCCGATGAAGTCCTCGCCGCTGAACCGGAAGCTCACATTCGGCGGTGGGGGTCCAGATTCCGGTGGTTTCGTGATGAGTTTCGCCGGGTCGAGGTTGAACTTCTTGGTCACCCAGGTCATCAACTCCTGCTGGTTGATGAAGGGCGATTTGGCGCTGTAATTGACAAATTCAAGCGCCTGTTTGCGGTCACTGGCCGCGTCAATCTTGATGGACGAGTCCGGGCGGAGCGCATAGGCGAATTTGCCCTGCACGGTGTTTTTGTCCCACACCGCGAGGCGCTGCACGCCACCCTGGCCGACAATCTGGACGTAATCCTGCTCGTCGGCAAACATCTGAATCAGGCTGGCGAGCTTCTCGACCCCTTTGATATACCAGAGCAGCACCCGGGCGCGTTCCTTGTCGAGGCGCGTGTCGGTGTTCTTCTGAATCAGGTTCAACTCGGTCGCGGTGCGGGTCGTGTCGGTCTCGTTACCGCGCTGGTTCGCGCCCATCGCCCACGCTTCGGAGATGTCGCGCTCGATGGCGTCGGCAATCTGGTAGTTGTCACGCGGGTAGGCGGCCATGGCCATTTCGGCCACGGGCGGGTTGTCTTTGTCGTAACTTTCGAGCGGAATGACGGCCTGCCAGATGTTTTTCTGGAGCTTGCTGAGGCCGTCCTCGCCCCCGATGCGCCCGAGGTCGGCAAAGCGCATGGGCACGGCGCGTTTGCGCTGAAGCAGCATGGTGGTGAGCGTTTCTGACAACTCCTGCACCTGGTTGCGGCTGACGGTGCAGTCACTGGGCGGATAGGCAGAGTCACCCAGGTAGCGGAGCGTCAGAACGTGTACCGGGAAGCCCACCATGCCACCGGTGAGGCGGCCGGACTCGGGATCGAACTTCTGGTAGGGGCTGTTTTCGTGAACGCAGGGCGTGTCGTGGCCGTCGATCATCACCAGGCGGCGCAGGCGCTGCGGGTGCTTCTCCTTGCGGTCGAACAGGCTCGCTTTGTACCAGAGTTCCCACCCCTTGACGAATTTGGCGCTGCTGTCGGTGGATTCCTCGTCCTCAATCAGCAGGTTCTTGTCCTTGGTGACGGTGCCGCCGAAGTCGTCGGGCAGCTGGTACTCGTCTTTGGCCACGCTGAAGGGTTTGACGAACTCCATACCGATCCACGCGGCCTGGTCGTAGTCGCTGCCGTAGAAATCGGCCGGGACCAGCACTTTGAGCGGTGAAAAGCGCTTCCAGAAGTACTCCTCGAAGATGATTTTCGGCCCCGGCTGCGTCACGGGGTCCATCATGGGTTCGCCGGAGGTGGGGTCCATCTGCGGCTGGCCGGTCATCGGGTCCAGGCGTGGCTGCTCACCGACCTGGATGGGGATTTCGCCGTCCTGCACGACCGTATAGCCGATTTTGCTGGCGGCGTAGCCAGCGGGGCACAGGCAGTCGAACAGGCACTCGTCCACGCAGGTCAGCGCGTCCACCCCATGCGGCCCGAGGTATTGGTTCAGCACGGCCTGCCAGATGGTGACGGCATCTTCCTGGCCTTGCAGCACGCTCAGCGCGGTGGCTTGGATGTCGGGCTGCTGGAAGAATAGCTGGGCCTTTTTCTGCTCGACGTTGGCGAAGTCCTTGGGGACGATCACCGTGTCCGTACTGGGCGCATCATTGAGGATTTCGCCCTTATAGGCATCGACGTTCTCGCGCTGGAGGTCGGCAAAGCTGTCGCGCTTGGTTTCAGCGGCTTTGATACGCGATTCCCATGCTTTGCGGTCGTCGTCGTTGAGCGGAATAGTGAGTTTCATCGGTTAGCGCCTGGTTCTGCGTCGGACGGCGTGGCCCCCGAGGACGGACGGCCGCTGGTATTGCTGCTTCAGCCAGCCCAGGGTGCCTGGTGGGTAGGCCGCGAAGGCAGTGGCGGACGACGGATAGGGCCGGCTCATCACCGCGTAGCGGAGCGCGTCGGCTGCGTGGTCGTCAGTGTCACGAGTTTCGACATCTTCGGGCTTGGCGGGGTCCATTGTCAATGCGGGCATGGTGCGAATCAGGTAGGTGCAGTGCGGGGCGACCTGAAGCATCGGCTGCTGGGTGCTCGGGTGCGGGCGCAGCCAGTGGCGCAGGCGCTGCCAGCCGTTGACGCGCTCGTGGTTGGCGCAGGTCAGCGGGACTTTGTTGCGGGCGAACGTTTCCGCGGTGCTTTCCCCGCTCTGGCCTTCCCGAATCCACATGGCCGGGTCCGCGCTGGTGTAGCGGACGTGGGTGGGGCAGAGGAGCGCGGTGCGGCGGCTGATTTCCTTGGCCACGTCGGCCGCAATGGTTTCGGTGAAGATGTACTCGTCGACCACGTAGAGCTGGCCGTCGGGCAGCGCCGCCAGCCACAGACAGCAACCCGGGCGAAGATAGCCCCAGTCCAGGGCGCGAAAGTACTGGACGGTCGGCGGGAGTTCTTTGCTGGCGACGTGGAGGTGTTTGCGCCATTCCTTGAAGTACTGGCCGGGAAAGATGTCCCAGTCGCCGTAGCGGTAGGCGCGGCGGAGGTCCTCGGGCAGGGCGAGGAGGCGCAGTTCGTAGCTTTTGTCGATGTAGGGGTTGTCATCGAGGGTCGCGGGGATGTAGTGGTAGTCGTCGACCTGATAGGTCGGGTCCTCGGTCGGGGTGATGTCCTTGTCGATGAAACGCCGCTTGATCCAGTGGCTGCCGGTGCCGCCCGGGTTGGTCGCGGCGAGCACCGCGGGCAGGATGCCGAGCTTGTTGGTGCGGGCGCGGCTGCTGATGAGCAGGTACTGCTTTTCGGTGAAGGTGACGAGTTCGTCGAAGTAGATGCGGTCGTATTCGGTCGACAGGTAGCGGCTGAGCGCGGTGTCGTCCTGGCAATGGCCGAACTGGAGCATGGAGCCATTGGCGAAGCGCATCTTGTACTCGGTTTTGACGTAGGTCGCGCCGAGGGTGTCCGATTCGCGCAGGGCGCGCTCGATGTGGGTGTCGTTCAGTTCCGGGAAGGACCGCCGCAGCAGCAGCGCGTGCAGGTGCGGCACGCTCAGGCAGGCCATGTAGGCGTCCCACCGGATCGCATGGGATTTGCCACCCCCCGCAGCCCCGCCGTAGAGCTTGTTCTTGGCGCGGTGGACGTGAAACTCCAGTTGTTTCGGGGTGGGCGTGTAGAGGGTCGCTCGGGACCCGGTAGCCGGGTCCTCGGTGGTCAGCGCGAACTTGGACACCCGGCCAGTTTACGCGAAGTCGGCGCGGGTCAGCAGAATCAGCCGGATACCGTGGGGCGGGCCATCGACGACGATAGCAAAGAGGCCCCCGTAGGACGCCACGCGGGGCGCGTTCATGCGCTCCTTGGGGTAGACGGTGAGCGTTTTGGCTTCGTCCTGCATGGTCAGCTTCAGCCCCGAGTCGCGGTTGTCGAGCGCGGTCAGTGTGCCGTCGGTGCCCTGGGACATCCAGAGCCGACCGTTGGCGGGGTTCTTTTCGTCCGCGTAGACGGGGGTGGTGCCGGTAATGTGGGAGATGCCTTGGGAGGTTTGGCGCTCATCGACTTTGACGGCGTTGAGCGCAGTGAGCGGGCGGCGGAAGATGGGCCGCGGCCCCCACATGCCGTTCAGCTTGACGCGGCGGCCGACCCAGTACACCGAGTCGCTGCCCAAGGCCACCGCACGCTGGCCACCCGCGATCCCCAAATGGGTGTTGGGGCCTTGGTGGACCACATGCCAGAGGTAGCCTTGGGTGGGGCTGAGTTTGCGTGGGCCGTTCGCCATGTAGGCGCACCAGAGCGTGCCGTCATCCCACAGCAGGCGCGGGTAGGTGGACACGGTGTTGGCGCTCGGCAGCTTCTGGATGGACAACTGGACACCGAGGTCGCCGTCGACCACGCCGCGGGCGTAGGTGAGCAGCTTGCCGGTGTTGTTGATGTCGCCATAGGCGATGTAGAGGTGGCTCTCGGTGAGCAGGACATCCGGGAAGCGACCACTGCCGATGGTGAACTTCTTCATGCCGCAGGCTCAGCGGCGGGAGCCTCGGTGGTAGGCGCGTCGAGCCGACTGAGGAAGGTGCGGTAGAACTGGTCGACCACGGTGACCGCGCCTTCGGCCGCAAAGCTGGCATCGCCGAAGGTGATGGACAGTTTGAGCTGTTTGGTGCTGCGCCGGGCGGTCGGGGCGGTGTCGTTGTCGATGTCGCGGCTGTAACGGGGGCGTCGGGTACGGGGCATGATGGTTATTCTCCTAATCCGGGAAGTTTGATGCCGACGTTGACCACAATTTTCGGGAGGTCGCTCACGGTGTCGCGTCGGCTCCACCGATCAGGGAATCGTCGTTCCAAGATCCATGCCGCGGCCCCCCACCGGGACTCAGC